TCATTCTTTCTTTTATTCTTTGTATTTGAATATCTGGTATGGTTATTTTCTTTTGTAATGAAGACCAGTGTTGAATGTCCTCGTATAAACTTTTACCAATACTATTACCTTGTGCCGTATTAAAAAATAATCCTTTCTTTTTTAAATATGTTGGTACAGATTTTAGTAATGACTTTGTTCTAGTTAATATTAACCAATCTCCTGTCGACATGTCTATGTCAGATAATCTGTATTTTTCTAAAATCTCTCCAGTTTCAGACTTTGGAAAATATTCTTTGTCAATCCTATTATCTTCTATTCTAGTGATGACATTTAGTGCAACTTCTTGTATAATACTTGGCACTCTTTCTGATTGTTTTAGTGGTATCTCTTTTGCATCATAATTTATAAATGAATCCACGTCAGCACCGGCCCAACCAAATATTGCTTGATCATCATCACCTGCAACCCACACATCACAATTAGTGTCTTTCTCTATTTTGTTTATCATAGCCCATTGTATCAAAGATAAATCTTGTGCTTCATCTACAAATATTACATCAAAGTCTGGTGTAACATCTTTATCTAAAAATTTTTGTATCATGTCAGTAAAATCAATTAAACCATACACATCTTTGTAACTTTTAATTTCTTTTTCAATGGCATCTAGCTTATCTCTTTCTATCTTTGATAAATGTTCATTAAGATCTAATTGATCCATCACAGATATTTGTCTAACTCTAGCTAAATTTATTAAACTTAAATACTCACTATCTGATGAAAATATACCATTCCAATTATTAATTTCATATGAAGCATATTTAATTTGTATTCCACAAGTCTCACCAATAACTTTATAATTTAAATCTTGCATAACATTTTCTTCTTTGAGTCCTAAAGTATTAAAAGCTAGAGAGTGTAAAGTTTGAAAATATTTAATATGTTTTTTTGTAAGTTCTGTTTTAACTTTTAAAAATCTATCTCTCGCTTCACCTGCAGCTTTTCGTGTAAACGCAAAGTAACCTATCTTTTTTAGTGGCACACCTTTATCCACATATCTTTGCACCTCATTTAGTAATCTTCTAGTCTTACCTGTTCCTGGTGGTCCCACTACTTTATATCTCATTAATAATTACTCTTCTTTCTATCAACTGGTTTATATTCTATTTTATCTATATGTAATTGTTTTACTCTACATACTTTCATTGTTTTGCCATCTACGTTAAGAGAATGATTAAACTCTACCTCACATTTATCTTTTAATTTTTGTGCGATACGCTCTTCTGGTATTTTCCAACTTGCACCTAGATGATCTATGAAAGATGTAAATTTAAAATAGTGATGGCCATCCTCTGTTAGACAAGATCCACTATTTATTTGAATTCTATTTTTAGCTCTTGGTCCATTTACACAATATTGATATAATTCTTCTTCTAATCTATCTTCTATTTGAGTTCCTTTTGGTGGTGTTATCTTTACAGAATTTTTTCTAAAATCTGTTAGTTTAGCTCTAAAGTCTTTTGGTTTTAGTGGCTCATGATAGATACCTGTCTGCTCCCATATCAAATCAAGTAGCTCTGTTTGTTTTGTTATTAGTCGCCTGTTGCTTGCTACAACACCAGCTTTTGTGCCATCTGGTAAAGCCACATTAAATCTATATTCTGGTTCCGCATACATAATAATTTCAAAGTCTGTAATATCTGGAAACATTGTGATACTATCTGACTTAACACCAAAAGGTCTAGAGTAACAAAGACTACGCATACACTTACTATGTATTGGATCTTCGTAACAAGTATGACCTGCAGTGTCTTTTTTCCATGCAGCTATTTTTGAATCTAGTTTTGATTTATCCCAAGGTGTCTCAAGATAATTATAGTTTGCGTTTGCAACACTGTCGGGCCATTTATCTTTATATTTCTTTTTAGCAAATACCATGTAATTGTACATAAACCTGTCTCTGCCATCATCTAATTTTCTTTTAGAGCAAAGAGCTAAACACGGTGGACCATCATCAAACTCTTCATTTGTGCCCACTAAAATATTTTTATATGTTTGATCAACTAATTTATCTAGCTCTTGTTTACCTATTCTACTTTGCTCTGCTGCTTGTAAAAATTTATCTATATTTAATTTATTATTATCTTTATCAACTGCATATCGATTAGTATTACCATTGTTAAAATATGGTAGGTTTATAAAGTTACCTGGTTTTATCTCTCCTTTATCATCTTCTTTCAATTCTTTCTGTTTAGGAAAAACCTCTGTATCAGGATCTAATCCAAGAGGCAGTAAAAAAGATTTCAAAGCCGAGATTAGATCAATAGTCGGTATCGGTTCTTTTAAAAACAAATAACAATGTAGTCCTCCACTTTTAGATAATAAAGGTATTAATGGTAGTTTGTATTGTTGAAATAGTGCTAAATAATTTTCTATTTTAAATGTTGAATAATTTTTTGGATCAATATCTATGCAACCAAATTGTGAAGTTTTATCTAATCTACATGGTTGTATACCAATAGATATCTTACCCTCTATGTGATCTTTGTAATCACCTTGTGTAATAGGTCTACCTGCCCATTCGTAATTAGGTTTAAGTTTATTTTTTTCTGTGTCTAATTGTGCAGAAGACATGTCTGCGATACCAAAATCACCTTGGTATCCTGTAAATAATTTTATAAATTCATCAACCATAAGATCCCGGGTCGGGGTAGCTCCACTCTCGCTTTGCTACCCCTATCTCCTCTTGACAGAGTAGAATTAATAGTTTGAGTCTTCTTTATTAGACTCAGCTTTCGCTTGACTATTTTTTAACGAGTTATGGAAATCTTTTGCCATTTGATAAACTCCAGCGTCGTCCACCTTCTTTATCAAATTAATATTGTATCCATGCCAAGTAAAACTACCAGAGTTTTCTACCGAGTTTAGTTTATACACTCTAGAAAACATTGGTGCCGGTACAGCTTTGCCAGTCTTTGGATCGTTCTCAAACTGATCTTCCATCAGTGAGTTCCAACTTCTACTAACTTTAAGCTGTGTTGATTTCATTGTCATCAAAGCTTTTTCTGGTCTATCACCCAAAATAATTACAAAATGATTTGCTGTTTTGATAATCTCGTTACCATTTGTTAGCATATCTTTATTTCTATCATTTTGAGTTGTTTGACTCATGATGCCTGGACCCCTATCATTGTGGATAGGTCTACCCTCTCTTTTTTCAAAAGGTGCCCATTCTGGATATGTCATTTTGTAAAAGACAGGAATAACTTCTATTCCTTTCTCTCCACTATACAATTTTTTTGTAACTGTATTGTAGAACATACCTGCTTCTGCTCCTTCAACATACTTTGCATGTTTCTTTTTAGTTTCATCTGAACCTGATTGTAATAGTTTCAGAAAAGGTAATGCAAGATCTGACTTGTCTATATTCTCAAGACCCATTCCTGAATCTGATACAAAGTCTAATGTTGCTAATGCACCACCTTGTTTTGTTGCTAAGTCTCCTGTTTCTTGACTCATGTTATTTGCTCCTTGTGATTTTTGTTTTGTTTCCCTTAAACAGATTAAAATGTTCAGAGGGTAAGTCTAAATTTTTTTCGACTCGCTCTCTGTATAGTGCTTTGAGAGTCATGGGCTCAACCTTAAGTTTCTGTTGAGGCTGATACCCATTACTCTCGGCAAGGTCAGCGTATTCACGCGCCTTGGTATCTTCGTTACGACCAAAGGAAACAGTGATCTCATTTTTAATCAGATCACCCAAGTCGTTGTTTCGAAGCCAGTTAAAAGCGCCTACCCTTTTATCTACAGGTATTGTTGCGCTATAAATTTCTTTTATTTCTATTGCAGACCCGTCTCTTAATTTCATTGTTTTAAGTTTCATAGATTCCATAATCTCTGGTATTACTTGTTGAGATAATCTATCTGCTTGCTCTTTCTTTTTATTTAATTTTTCTTCATCCATTTTTATTTCATCTTCTAGCTTTTGTAGTTCTAAAACATGGCCAGATAATGACTCTGGATTATTTAATTCGTTAAGTTGTTGAGGTGCATCCTCAATAAACATTTTTTGTAAATCACTCATTTAATCCTCTTTCTAGTTACTGCTTTCTATATAAACCACTAATTTTTATTGTCAACTTATATTTGTAAAATCCATTTCAATAGCATAATACGCTTCTTGTCTTCTGTCCCATTTTAATGTTTTGTATTTTTTAAATCTTATTGCTAGTATACTACCCACAGATTGTATTATATTAGGGTCACCATAATTTAAAACATAGTCCTCTTCAGGATTAAAATCTTTTAATTTTTCTTTTATCTCTAAAATTAATGGACCAGGAGAAAACTGCATTTGTGCAAGTCTTTTACTTATCACCACAATTTCACCATATTTCAATGCAGGTGTTATATCTAATTTTGGTTTACCAATTTCTTCTGGATTATTAGAATACTTTATGATTGGGACTTCTTGCACTAAATAAACTTTCGCCATTGACTTTATTCCTTTCAAGTTATATATAAACTTTTAGAAAGAAAAGTAAAGTATGTTTTATAAATTTAAGACCAAGCCATATGCTCATCAACTTAAGGCATTAAAAATGTCTTGGGATAAAAAATGTTTTGCATATTTTATGGAGATGGGTACAGGTAAATCTAAAGTTTTAATAGATAATTCAGCAATGTTATATGATAAAGGTCATATAAATGGTTTATTAATTATAGCTCCCAAAGGTGTGTATAAAAATTGGTACGATCAAGAGATACCCACACATCTACCTGATCACATATATAAAAAAGTAGTTTTGTGGAAAAGCTCTGACAAATCTGAAAAGCAGAAAAAATTATTAAATACTTTGTTTGAAACTGGTCTAGATCTTCATGTATTAATTATGAATGTTGAGGCCTTATCAACTAAAAATGGTGTTGATTTTGCAGCTAGATTTATTAATTCACACAAGACAATGATGGCTGTTGATGAGTCAACTACAATAAAAAATCCAGAAGCAAAGAGAACTAAAAATATTGTATCTCTTGGTGTCAATGCAAAATATAAAAGAATTCTTACAGGATCACCTGTAACTAAATCACCATTAGATTTATATAAACAATGTGAGTTTTTAGATCCATGGTTATTAGATCATAATTCTTATTATTCTTTTAGAACTAGATATGCAATTATGAAGACTGCAAACTTTGGTGGACGATCTGTGCAGATAGTCGTTGGTTACAGAAACCTTGGTGAGTTATCTGAAAAACTAAAACCTTTTTCAGAAAGAGTATTGAAAGATGATTGTCTAGATTTACCTAAAAAAACTTTTATGAAACGTGTGGTTCAGTTAACACCAGATCAAAATAAAGTATATACGCAGATGAAGAAAGAGGCACTTGCGATATTAAATGGTAAGATGATAACGACTGCAAATGCATTGACACAATTAATGAGATTACAACAGATAACCTGTGGTCACTTCAAAGCGGATGATGGCACAACACAAGAAATAAAAAGTAATCGTATTGATGAGTTGATAGATGTATTGTGTGAGATAGAGGGTAAAGCTGTGATATGGGCCCACTGGCAGAGTGATGTTAAACAGATTACAAAAGCATTAGTTGATGAGTTTGGTCCAGATTGTTATGTAGATTATTATGGTCTAACACCACAAGATGAAAGACAGAAAAATATAAAACGTTTCCAGGAAGATGATAAATGTAGATTCTTTGTTGGCACACCACAGACAGGTGGTTACGGTATCACACTTACGGCTGCTAGTAATATGGTCTATTATTCCAATGGTTATGATCTTGAGAAAAGACAACAATCAGAGGCTAGAATAGATCGTATCGGTCAGACAAAACCCATGACATACATAGATATAATATGTGAGGATACTGTTGATGATAGGATTGTAAAAGCTTTGCGTAAGAAAGTTAATATCGCAAGTCAGGTCATGGGAGAAGAGCTAAAAGCTTGGATTTAAAAAATCTTATCTATTAAACTAATTATTATAAAAGCAGCTGTACCGATTAATAATCTCTCTATTCTAACAATCTGTGCTTTTAATTCCTTAATTTGATCAAAGGTTTGCCTTTGCATTATTCTACAAAGTTTTTCATGAGCTTCTATTTTTTGCAATGCAGATTTTCTAGTCATGTTTACCCACCCAATAACATATTGGTTCTAATATTTTATTATATATTTTACCTAATAATGAAGATTTACTATTAAACATAACGTGTTTTAAATGTTGTGTTCTATGTTTTGCAATATGTGCACCTATTGCTTTGATTATTTTACTTTTGTGCATGCCTTTTACGAAAGGTTTAAATAATTTATGATAACCCTCTTGGTGTTGAATAGTTAAATATTTTTTTTGATATATATACCAAATCTTCATGGCTTTTTTCCAATCTTCTAATCCTGTTGTTTGATACATAGCTGTGCAAACTATGCTCTTGCCACCGCCGCCGCCAGTTCCACCTTCATCTTTTGAAAAATCAGCCATTGATTCTGTAGCTAAACCTGCCTCTACGTCTGCTTCACTTACAGATGTCTCACTTGGCCCTGTATCTGGACCATCATCACCTGTTAACGCTACTTCATCAAATATATTGTCTACTGGTGCGGGACCTATTAA